AGCCTCAGTATCGGCCCGAGCTAATTTAACTGCAATCCGATTGCCTTGAGCACCGGAAATATAAACAACTTGCCCTAACGACAGGGAAGAGCCGGAATCGTTATACACACGGGCAACTAATTCCTGACCAACCGTCAAAGTTACGTTGCCGCCCTTCAAACCGAAGGAAGCTGTACCGTTGCCGTCATCCCAAGCAAGCTCACCAACGCCAGCAGTAGCAGCAGCGCCTGTGTCTAAGCTAAACTTGTCAGACAGGGTGTCAACAAAGCTGGGGCTGGTTTCAGGTTGAACAGCGGTATCAGCTTTAGCGCCCTGAGCGGCGGTAGCAAAGGCTGTACTATCTTGGGTAGCAGCAGTGCCCAAGCCCAGGTTTGTACGGGCCGTAGCAACGTTCGTAAGGTCGCTAAGGTTGTTTGCTTTTAACAGCGAACTAGCTAACGTGGCAGCAGCATCAGCGGCACTGGCAGCAGCGGCTGTGGCCGAGTTAGCAGCAGACGTGGCCGAGGAAGCCGCAGCAGTGGCGCTGTTCGTGGCGCTAGTGGCGCTATTAGAAGCGGATGTAGCAGAGCCTGCCGCAGCAGTGGCGCTAGAGGAAGCCGCCGAAGCCGACGAAGCAGCGTTAGAAGCGCTGGTGTAAGCTGCGCTAGCCGAAGAGGAGGCAGACACAGCCGCAGCATCAGCCGTCGTGGCGGAGGCAGCAGCAGCGGTAGCACTGTTGGATGCAGAGGTAGCGGAGTTGGCAGCGTTTGTCGCGCTGGTGGAGGCGTTGGACGCAGAGGTCGAAGCCGAAGAAGCGGACGAAGCAGCAGCCGAGGCGCTAGCCGAAGCGTTAGATGCAGATGTAGAGGCGCTAGAGGCGCTGGAGGAGGCACTAGAAGCGCTCGAAGATGCGCTAGAGGCGGAGGAGGCAGCAGCAGTAGCACTAGAAGAAGCCGCAGCAGCAGAACCAGCAGCAGCGGTAGCACTATCAGCAGCGTCTTCAGCACTGTCCTGGGCTTGGTCAGCAAAGCCTGCCGCCTGTTGAGCAATCGCAGCAAGTGCAGTTAATTCGGAATCGGTTGTAGCGTCTCCACCACCGCCAATGCCACGATAGATCGTCATAGTTTTTCCTTATGCTTAGGAGGCCTGCCAATATTCTTCTTAGTCGGAACATCGTCGCCTAACGCAATCAGTTCCTCTTCTTTTACTTCTTCGTATTCCGCATGCTCACGCATTGTCTTAATATCGTGAGGAAGTGTGAAGGTAAACACGTTACCTGTGTGAATGCACTTGAATTTAACCATATTTCCTTTCCGAAGGATTCGTAGAACCCTTTGAAAAAGACTCCCGCCTTTTGAGCGGGAGCCATAAGGGTGCAAGCTACTTACTTATTGTTATAAGTTAGGCGGGCACGGCCAGGGCAACGGCGGAGCCGTCACGCAGTTCTTTCACGCCGTACAGGGTGTCGGCGGTGAACAGAGTACCCAGCCACTCTTGCTTGTACTGGGTCTGCGAACGAACACCCATTTGCTCAACCAGCACAGCGAAGTCGCGGTGGGCCAGCAGGCAGATGCGGTCGCCGTCAGTGGCAGCGTCAGCGTTGGTAGACACGAAGACCGGAACGCCGTACACGTTGCCGATTTCGCCGTTGCGGATGGTGTTGTTGCCACCGACTTCGCCCACGAAAGCCTGCTCGGTGAAGCGGGCGATACCCATCAGGGTGTTGCGGGTAGACGGGGGAACGATCAGGAAACGGCCGTCCATCGGAACGTCGTTGTCATCCAGGCGCTGGATAGAGCGGCGGATAGCAGCGTCGGTCAGAGCACCAGCGGTGCCGGTGTAGGCGGTCGTGCCGTCAGCACCAGAGAAAGCGCCGGTGTAGTTGGCGGTGCCGTCGCCACCCTGAACACCACGGCCCAGGCGGATCAGGTCGGTATCAACTTGGCGGGCCAGGGCGTAGCCAGCGTCTTCCGTGTAGAAGTTACGCAGGGACGACAGGGCTTGCGCTTCGACGATATCTTCGATCAGGCGCGAGTACTCGTAGTGCTTGTCGATGGTGACAACCACTTCAGACTCAGTGGCCGCAATCAGGGTCACTTGGGTCTGGGCGGACTTGGCAGAGGCGTTACCACGGGTCGGGGCGGGAATGTGAATCGAATCACCTTTCTTGCCCTTGAAGTTCATCTTCTTGACGAGGTTGGCGGCAACGAGGTTCTTCTTGTAAGAAGCAACAATCTCATCACTCCAAATTTCAGGAATAAATGTTGCGCCGGTGGTGGTAGTAACGTGAGCGGTACCTAAAGGCATTTAGAAATCTCCTAGAGTTAAAGTTTATTTAACCCGATTCTCAGCATATGCCCTCATAATTTCTTCAGAGAGAGCTTCATACCGAGCCGGGTCTGTCATACGTAGCCGGATAAGGTCGGCACGGCGGTAAACTTTCTTAGAAGACTCACCAGTTCCACCCGTATCAACAGCCGCAGCCTTCATGTTTTGCTGCAACACAGCATCACCATCTTGCTTAGACTGTTTCTGACGAATGGTTTTCAGTTCTTTGAATGTGCTAAGTAACTCATCCGCAGCTTCAGTGTCAAACTGAGTGTCAGCCTCCGTGTATAGTTTCATACGTGTCGGAGAAGCTTTCACCCACTCAACAAATTCACTGTTTTGAACAATGTCGGCTAGGTCAGGGTGCTTTGCTTGTAGCTTAGCCTGGGCTTCCATGCGCTTTAAACGCAAGGCAGCTTCCTTCGCAGCCAGCACGTCCGGATGCTTTTCAACAGCATTTAGAACCGCTTTTTTGGGGTCTTCAAAGAAGTCAACCTCTGTTTCTTCTTTGGTGGTCGCTTGTTGTGTCGTGGAGAGTTGTTGTTTGAGAAGATCGTCGGCTAACTTCCGGACCTCTCCCACTTCCTGGGCTTGCTTGCCAATCAGCTTCTCAGCCTCTTGGTGCATCTTGATAATATCGTCAAGGCTTTTCCCCCGATACTTGTCGGGAACCTCTACTTTCTTTTCTTCTTCAAGTTTAACCTCAGGTTCGGGAGTATTTTCCGGTTCGTCGTTACCGATATTTTTCCCAGCCAGTTCTTCAGAATCAATAAGAGCCATACCTACCTTTCATCCTGCCGCGAATGCGGTTCTAGGACATATTTATAAATGGACTCAGGTTCCCGCAGTTACGCGGCCTGTTTCCTCTCTTGGGCGAGCTTCTCAGCCCGCACCCGTGTCCACCGATCATAGGCAGAAGGGAATGCACCAGTGCAACCCTCCAGCTTCAGGTTCGGCTGGGACACAATACGATGCGCCTCCTTATCACAGGTCGGGCAGTTAATTACCCGGATCGCATCATCAACCAGCTTTTCAGACAAGTGTGCGTCATCACAGAGGAATTCAAACATCCTTTTCATTTTGCAAATCCTCGTATGCCTTTTCGCACATCGCCTTTCGCTGAAATAGAAGTTCCAATATGTCTAACTGTCCTTTACGAAAGAATAAAGTTTGCTCGTTGTCGACAGTAGATAAAGTATTTACGGAATCCTCTAAAACTTTTAAATCTTCTAACAAATCTTTCCATCCTGCGGTTGCAAACATGGAAAACTGTTCTTCGTAGTACTTTTGAAGCTCAGGTGTCAAGATTTTTTCCTTTCGGGAATCTTAAAACCTATATTATACACTAAAAAGTGTATTTTGTCAAGCTTTTGTATTACTTTTTGCTTGTAATTGACTCATTGCGATACGTTCATTGGATTCAATGTCACGTTCTTTGAGTAATAGATCAGCAATCTTGGCTCGGCGCTCAAAATCAACGTTTTCCGAGTCTTCGTTGAGGTTTGTGGACAGGGCAGCAACCATCTTGGCCTGCACTTCCTGCGGTTTAAGCTGGGCTTCCACAGCCGTTTTCTGGGCTTCGGCCTGCTGTTTAAGGGCTTTAGACTCCAGATCTCGAATTTGGGCCTCCAGAAGCGCCACTTGAGCCGCCATTTGCTGCTGTTGCATCTGCTGGGCCTCAGGATTGGGCTGGGACATTTTATCCAGCGCGTCCATAAGCTCAGCTTTGTTGGTAAGGGAGCTGTTTTGCAGGATACCCTTGAGCAGAACCGGAAGAACCGGGGTATCCGGGCCTAAGGTTTGCAGTAAACCGATCATCTGCTGCTGTTCAAACTCCCGAGCCAGGATGCCAAGGGCACCGGTGGGCAGGAAGTTCATATCAACAGACGGGTAACGCTCCGGGTCAAACTGCATGTAACGCCATGCAGCCTTGTTAATGAACGGAATGAGGAAGTCTTCCTGGAAGTTCGTCAGAGTACGCTTGTACTTCTTGATGATCCCAGCCATTGCCATCGACATACCGCCAGCACCAGCGTCACGCGGCACGTTAGACGGAAGACCGGCACTGTCCACAGTACCTGTTGCCTGAAGCAACATGCGCTCAAAGTTCTGAGCGGCGGCAGGGGCATCCTGACGTGTCTCACCAAAGTGGAACGGGTAGATGATTTCCTGGGGATTGCCGTTGGTCAGCAGGCTCTTGCCGGGCTTGACTTCAAACTTAGCACCACGCGGCAGGCGCGTAGCGTCCATCGCAATCATGGGAGCCGTCGTCAGCGCCAGGGAATCCATGTGCGCCCGCAGTTGACCGTCAATGGCCTTCTGCATGTTGTAGGCTTTCTCAACCGTGCCACGGCCCCAGAAACGGCCAGGGACTGTATCGTCCTGATAGCCGATAACCGGGCGGTCCTTCATCATGTACGGGTTCTCTTCCGCCTTGAGCACCATCCCGTTATTGGCAATGACAACAATGGCTTCCACCATGTTGCTGTACTTGTCTTCGGTCGAATGCTCGGGGAAGAGTTCTTCCACCTCTTCGCCGTCTTCTGTCAGCAACTCACGCGGCACTAAGCCGTAGTAAGTCAGCAGTAAGACTTTATCTTCTTGGAAATAGGTAGTTTCCTGGGTCGGCTCCAGGTCATCGTCCATGTAAAGCGTACCCACGGGCAGCTTCTTGTAGATACCTTTTTCCATGCCTTCCACGATTTTGTGGATAGACACGTATTTTTCAATCGCCACACCCAGCGCTTCATCAATGCTGTCAGCGTTGGGGTCGATCAGGAAGTTCTTGGGGTTAACCGGCTTGAGCTTGACAGCAACGCGGGGCTTTTCCACCACGCCAATAGCCGCCTGACCCTGCACACCAGGAATAGGACGGGTGGCAGGTTCGTACTCGGTTTCGGTCTTGAGAATAATCTCGGCAATACCGGTGCCATAAATCTCTGCCATCAGTTCAACCTGATCCAGAGACTTTTTGATCTTGTCTTTCTTGAAGTCTTCGTGAAGCTGCGCCTTGATCTGCATAACGTCAATCGGGGTGCCGTTCACGTCCCGAATGTCGTCTTCGATATCAAAGAACTCGCCGCTACCGGCAATAGCTTCCATAATCTCAGCGTGACGTGTTTCTACGGCCTGCTGGGTGGCGGGGCTAATTAAACGGCTACGCTCAGACTCACGGGTCTTATCTTCAGCAGCCCACTGACCACGGAAGATACGCTCGTATTCCAGCCATTGCTCCATGAAGTTAGTGTCCCGGTAATCACGCCACTTATCCGCATGGCCGATAATCCAAGAACCTAGCTTCTTTTCGTTTTCAGAAGGAGTCTCAAACTGAGCTTCCATTTCTTTTTCTTCAGCCATCTTGATCCTTACAGTTTTTGTCTGAAATATAAGCTGTTTCTAAATCCCCACGGACACGCAGGTTCGTAGAGCTTAAATCCGCATGCGATAAGGGCATTGGACGATGCCGGGTTACGTCTTGTGTCCGTCACCAGCCACTGATAGCCCAGACGCTTAGCAAAGCGTATACGGGCCTTTATAAGCGCTTTCTGAAGTCCTTTGCCTCTTGCTGACTCCACGACACCGGCTCGACATAAGTAGCCAGTTTTGTGCCATTGGACAGAAGCATATAAGCCAGCAAAACCAACAGCGTTGCCCTCGTCATCATAAGCTATCCACCACCATCCATGAGAAAAGTCAGGGAATTCATCAGAAGGGAAACAGTCCAGATGCAGTAGCTCCAACAGGCTCCTAATACCACTGGAATTGCTGTTTACCCTCTTGATTTTCATGTCAGTATCCTGATTACAGCTTTTTCCATTCTTCAAACGATAACTTCAAAGCATTGGGGTCGCCTGCTTTACGTTCGTGGTTATACTGTTCAACGCTATTAGGCTTCCGAGGAACGCCCGCATCTTCAATATCTTTTTTAAGCTTTTGATTAGCCATCTCACCCAGCATGCGAACGGCATCCCCCAATTCACCTTTAGGTGCCCGCTTCATCGTTTCCAGGTTAGAGCGAAGCAGTTGTTCGTCCCTGGCTTTGTTTGCGGCTTTGTCTTCTTCAGACATTCCAGAACGAGCGTTGTTTTTACGAACGAGTGCGTTTTTATCCATTTTCTTTCCTTTAGTATCCTGCGATTGGGTCTAAGATTTCGTAGTCTTCTTCTTCGTAATCCTGATTGTAGTTTGCAATCGCAAGCTGGTCGACATACGCCAGGGCATCCACAAGGTCATCGTGAACGCCAGCTGTCGGGAACATGATTAGCTGGTCCTTAAACTCTTCCCAATCCTCATCCTCGTTGAAGGTGATCCGGCCATGCTCTAAACGGCCCTGAAGGCTCCAGACGATCCTGTCTGCCTTTTTCTTGTTGCCGTGTGTCAGGTCATGGATATGGGAATAAGTATTGTACTTACGCATCAGGTCGTTAAGGTACGGAAGAACCGCATTCTTTAACGCCCCTCGCTCAATACCAATACTCTGTGGTCGGTAGTCACGGATGATGTGCAGGATTCGGTTAGCCGTTTCCTTAATGTCCCAGCGCCCGTGCTCAATGGACTGTACCCACCAATCCCCGTCAGGTGTTACCTTGACGATAGCGATGGCGGTTTCATCTAATCTTTTCTTGCTGGCTCCAGCCGACTTAGCTACTTCCTCAAAACCAGCCAAGTCAATCGCCACTACGTAGTCGCCGTAATCCGGCTCTTCTTTTGTTTTGAACCACTCCGCCCTGAAGATATCAGTGCCTGAGGTATCGAAAGAAGATAAATATTCTTGCTTGAACGCAAACGAACTTAAGGTGCGCTTAGCAGCCTCAATTTCCTTCGGGTCAATTGTCTCGTTATCGGCCGTGGTCTTGTGCCACGATCTCCATTCTTCATCCACCTCCGACTGCCCAAGCTTGAACACGTCGTAGAACCAGTTACGGCCAGAGGGGGTAGAAATAAATAATGCTCGACCCTTCTTATCCGACAGGGCCGCACGAAGAATCTTTTCCCAGACTTCCTGCTTAATGAACGCGCATTCGTCCAGAACCAGATAGGTCAGGGACACACCACGCAGTGAGTCAGGGTTATCTGCTCCGCGAACCAGAATCTTCTTGCCGTTAATCAGCGTGATTTCCAGGTTATTGACGTGGGAGCTTTTGATGATGGGCCGTCCGAGGTCATGGAGCAAGTCCCAGATAATTGTTCGGGCTTGTCCGAGCGTTGGAGCCACGTACATGACTGCCGAGCCATCCGGGCAATTAAGGCCTTCGATAAGAAGCGTGACAGCCGATAGTCGGGATTTACCACATCGACGGCCCGCAGCAACAACCTTGAATCGGGTTTCATCCTGAAATACTTCCTTCTGCCAAGACAGCAAGCTAAAGTTAAGTGCTGTCATACGTCAATCACCTCATCGTCAGAAGACCCAATAATCTTTGGTTCATTGATGCCGCTGATGTTAATAGTAACTTGAGGGGTAGACCCACCATTCTTAGCCGCATCAAAAGCACTCATCGGCAGTATCCGGTCAACAGCCAATTTAATCGCAGCCATCTGCCCGGGGTGATTATCGTCTAGGGCAATCCGAATCATGGTGTCTAGAATCCGGGTGCCGCCTGTTGCTAAAAGACGTTCCTTGAATTCCTGCATCCGACCGGTATCGTTCTTTGGTCGACCAACCTTACCCTTAGTTCTGTTCCTAACAGCTTCAAGGTCAGTTTTAGGTGGTCGCCCTTTACCCCTTTTCTTGGGAACGACAACCCCATCTTGATTATCGACAACACCCATAGTCGGTGTCTTAACCTTCAATTCTTCCATCTGTCTTTACCCTTTAGTTAGGAGACAACAAGCTTAGTTTATGTCCTTCCTCCTTTAGAGGCACCTTTAAGGACTATCTTTATGGTGATTATATCTAAGTATGTATTTATTATAAATTGCACCTTTAAGGCGGACTCTAAAGCTGCACAGATTCCTTACAAGACTCCAAAGTATCAACGCTACTACTTTGTGCCTCTACTGAATATTATACCACAGATTTCTCAAAAGTCAAGCTTTTTGTAAAAATATTTTATAGAAGCTGTCCACTCCACTTAGAAGCTCCCCTTCCAGGGTGTCCGGAGTCCTGCATTTTAGTACTATTGAGAATTATTCTTATTAAGGATACTTTATCTAATCCTGACAAATACTTACAAGTTCTGATCTGTCCCCCTTTTTATGTTACTTTTACCTTATTTTCCTTTTTTGTGTGCGTTGGAGGCTCCGCCGACGCTATAGTATTACTATGACCCCTCCCCCCCTATCTAAGAGTTATCCACAGGTTATCCACATATTAACTAAGTATTACACGGAGTTATCCACAGAGTTGTACACATATTAATAAAGTACTATCGCAGGTCTTATATAAGAGTCAGGTCAGGTCTTATATAGGACTTATCAGGGGTCTTATATAATAGTTATAAAGGGTCTTATAAAGTAGCATCTCATAGTCTTATATAAGAGTGAGGGCACGGGAGCGGCACCCTACAAAGGGGACTATCACGTACCTAACCAGCCACCTATCAAACCACTACTAACCATAGGTAAAGGCTATCAAGCAGCTAGAATATACCTAAGTATACGTTAGCGTACACTAACTAGACAATAGTACACTAAACCGATTTAAACGGCCTAGGAGACGTTTTCGGGGTACATGGCTACCCAGGTATGGCTCACCCTACGATCGGCGCTCCTACGCGTTTTCAGGCACTATAGTACTACACATAAAGAATCGTTGTCTTATAACCGGCCACCCAGGGCATGGTCACCTATATATAAGGCGGGAATTGGTGTAATACTTTCATCTCCTAGGGAAAGCACCGAGGACACCAGGGAGCAGATCTGGATAATGGAGGGCATGGGGCAGCGCAGTGCCGCCCTGTAACACCAAAGGATTACAGCAAAATGTCTACACTGATTGCCCACCTGAACAACGATGAAGTGTCCGCTCAGTTTGCAGATCGTGAAAAGGGCCGCGCCGCTTTCGTCGCCGTGATGTCGTGGCAAACCAAGCAGGGCCGCAAGTGGGAAACCGCCCAAGCTGTGTACGTGGACCGGGCCGCTGCCGAACAACATGCCGAGTGGCTGCAGCGAATCTACAGGGAGGACGTTCGCAACTTCAACATCTCGGTGCACCTCCTGCACGGCTGAGCTACACCCTGGAGGCCCTTGCCGGGGCCTCTGGAGTGGGTTTAGAATCCACTGCATCAACCAACCGGAGCAAACCATGCAAAAACCCTACACTGTTACTCTCGCCTTCTCGCCCGATAACCCGTCGTTTCTGGAGTACCATTTGGAATGCCGGGGCGAAACTGTGGAAGTGTTTCCGTATCGTGAGTGGGCCTATAACAAGGCCATGCAAAAGGCCGAGCAGTACAATGCCGCAGCGGTTGATCGACGCATTGATGGATACAATCCGGAATTCCTGGGCGCAAAACCTGCCCGCGCCGGTGAAGATTACTAAACCCTAAGGAGCTACCATGAAACCCTCGAACCTTCAAACCCCGCGCACCCTGGCAGAATGCACGTTTACTGTCGGATACACCCAGGAAGGGCCGCGCCCTTATGATTGGGAAGATAAAGTTGTGATGGCCGGCTGTGCTGCTACAATCGTGGCCTTAGTGCTGATTTTCCTGTTTGTCTGACTTTCAACCCTGTAGGAGATATACAATGGCTAAATTCTTTGTTGAAATGACCGATACGTTTAGCGGAGAGGCCAACTATGGCTGGGTTAAGCGCTTCATGGTCAACGCAAAAACGATGCGAGGTGCCATTAGCAAAGTAACCCGCGAGACGGGCTACAAAGCACGCAAAGCTTATGACACTGGCGACATGACCCGCTATAACGTGCCCGGTGCCTGTATCTGCTATTTTGTCTCCTACTCTGACGGCAAAGAAGCGGAACAATATAGTTATGTGAAAACCCTTTAATGTAGTCCCTCACCTTATTGGAGCAATCAATCATGTCGGATAACACCTACAATGGCTGGACCAATCGCGCTACGTGGCTTGTTAATGTGTGGTTTAACCCGGAGAGCCGGGAGGATGTGGAAAGCGCCCGCTACGCTATCGAAGAAGCGGAGGATGCGCTCCCGGACTTTATGCGGGACTTTCTCTGCACTGACGATATTAATTGGGATGAACTAATGGAGCATTTCGAGGAAGAATCCGAAGAGGTGGAAGAATGACTCACGCACAATACCAAGTGTGGCTTGCAGCATGGAATGCGGGCCTGAAGGATGGCTTGTCTCCCGCGCAGGCTTTGGCGAATGCTGATAAACTCGTGGCAACTATGAAGGGTTGAAACATGTCTAAAGTGAAAGTGATGTATAATCCTACGTCCTATGGTCAGTTTAGGGTGGGTGAAACTCGGGATTGTACTGTCCGGGCACTAGCTAACGTGGCGGACGTACCATATGATAAAGCCCATGAGCATATGAGTCGCAATGGAAGGCAAAACAATGCCGGCATGGAAGTAACGTCCGCGCATTACAGTTTTGTCTCATTTGGGCTGCAATGTGTAGGGATTTTCGGGAGGACTTCCACTGCCCGCGCAGTCCGCGCTAGGACGATTGAGGGGCGAGAAAAGGCACAGCCGGGTATGACCCTGCACCGGGCCGCTAAAACCCTCCCTAAAGGCCGCTATGTGGTCCTATTGCGTGGTCACGCCACGTCCCTGATTGACGGGGAGATTGTGGATTCTCATGCTTTGTCGGGGGCCACGTCCGTAGTTGCAATTTACAAAAAGGTGTAACATGTTTCTAGTTATTAATATTTCCACTGGCATCGTGGCTGCGCGTTTTGCATCGCGTGAGAATGCTAACCATTGGCTAACCATGAATAACTTCGATGATGATGGTAATAGCCTCGGACTCTATAAAATTGTGAAAGGACAATGATGCGCCACGATTATGTGCACCCTGTGTTTCAGGGAATCCTAAATATGATGATGCCTGCACCTGTCAATACTAATTGTCAGGTTCCTGTAAGGTCTGAGGAGGAGGAACGAGCCATCCTAGAGCATCATCGGGAGGAGTACCGATCCGGGCTAGATTCCGTGGATGATGAAGGCAACGAAGATTGAAACAGGCCCAGGAAGGCCCTTAAACGGGCCGTAGAGCGATTATTTTTAACCATTGAAGGGGTACCCTACTATGAGGTGCGTTTGCTGCAACAAGGCCTTGTCCGATTATGAGGCCACCCGTCGCCATGCCGTGACCGGGGAATTCCTGGACACCTGTAACACCTGTTTTTCTTCCATTGAGGAGACAACCGCCATTCCGTACACAGACAGGCCCGATTTATTGGGGGAATCGGACTTTGATGATGTAGGGGTTGACAACGATAACGAATTGTGATACCCTCCTTATAAGTACCTTATAAGGTATAGAGTATCTTAAATGTATATATTATCTTATATGTATATAATATCTTAAAGGTATATTATACTTATAAGTATAGGGGTACAACGATGAATCACAGATTGAAAGAGTACGACGAGTGGGCGACTATCCATGAAGCGGCGAAGCTTGCCCATGTGATAGGGTTGTCTAAGCTTTTTAAAGCGATTGAGCGTGAGTGGGAGAATCTAGGCTATCTGGCGGACCCGCGCCTGCAACATCAAGAAAGTGACGATGAGCAATGATTCTTTTCCTGACTGCTTGCGTTTTTATCGTAAAACTGATACAATATTGGGACTGAAAGGGGAATTGTATGGCTACGTCTGACGGCGGGAAGGGTTCCAGCCCTCGCCCATTTAGTGTGTCTAATGAAGAGTACGCCCAGCGGTGGGATGCTATCTTCGGTAAAGATAAACCAGCCTGTACGCATGATGTGTGGACGCATACGGGGGATGTTTATAAGTGTATTGAGTGTGGGCTTGAGGCTGAAAAGCCTTACTTCAGCCGATAGATAATCTAGTAAACCGCCAATGAAAACAATCTACCTCGTACCCTACTGGGTTCCATTTCCTTCGTCAGAGTACGGGGGTGTTCAGGTGGTCATTGCCGATGGAAAACATGAGGCGCGGCAGCTTTTGATTGACGCGGTTGAGGACTACGAAAAACTCTCATACCCAGACTACGAGAGACGCATCTCTAAGTGTCTGGATGAGGCCCTGAAGTACCCCGTACAGGTTGAGGATTCTGGAATTGTCTACGACTTCCTGACCTAACCGCTAGACGAAACACCCTAGGTAACTACCAAGGAAATCAGTATGACCGAAATTGAAGATATGGGTGACGTAAAGCCCACGGATGTCATCCCAGATGCTGCGCTTTATGTGGCTATGTATTGGCTGAAATCAACAGAGCCGGTGCTTTGGCCGATGTACTCGTTTGCCCACAATAAGAACGACGCAATCAAGTGGGCCTCTGAGAACTCGCACCGTGATCCCGACAAGCCAATAAAGCTGTTCCGCCTGCCCTACGGTAGCCGCTAGACAGTCTCTCGGATGATAAACATGCAAAGTAAACAATTCGATCCTAACTGGCCTTTCCCTCAGTATGATGATGAAGGGAATATTTTATGGTATCCTAAAGAGGAAAAGCCTGCGAAGGATATTTACCCCAGTGATGTAGAGGAAAGTCTATTATGAGCATCGAAGTGATGAAGCAGGCGCTTGAGGCGCTGGAGAATGCCCAAGCAAATTTTGGCACTTGGTGGCCGGAACCTATCTCCGCCCTGCGTCTCGCCATTGAGCAGGCCGAGAAGCAGGAGCCGGTGGCGTGGATGTGGGAGCGCGTGTCCGCTTGCGGTGAGTTCGTTGGGCGCGACCTGTCATTCACGAAGGCAGAGCCAAGCGGCCCCATTGGCGGAACTGAGCCAGCGGTGGCGAAAGCCATCCCCCTCTACACCGCCCCGCCCCAGCGCCAGCCGCTGACCGATGCGGAGGCATGGGAAACCTTTGAGCAGGCCTGCGCCGGAAGCTCTAAGCC